CAAAGTACAGGTAAGGGTCTGACATTGTGGTTATTTTAGAATATGCGTCGTTGCTTATTTCTGTCTGTTTGGTTACATATAGACCTGAATCTATTGTGCCTGTACCAGTTAACGTACCTAGATTCCATTCAGCGGTAGCAGTATATCCATATGACCTGAGTAAACCAAAAGGCTGCTTTATAGGCGTAACTCTATTTTTAATTACATCACCTATGTTGTTAACAGAGTTGCCATTAAACGCATAAACATTTCCATCATAACCTAAATATATTAGATTACCTTTCCATTCCCGAATAGTATCACCAGATATACATCCTACATTAACAGAAGATTCAGTAGCAGCTATATTATATTCATCGTAAAAAGATACAGCTGTAATTCCTGATTCTTTAAATATATACATCTTGTCGTTTAATCCATGCAGTCCGGTTATTGGATAGCCGTCAGAACGAGATATGTATAGGAAGTTGATAGCAGGAAAAGACCCTGCGGTTGAGGGGTCTATGACATCACCTGTAGTTGATACCAGTACAGAGAACATTACCTTTGAAGGCTCAGAATCAATGTCGGCTATCCACACACGATTCTTCCAGTATTTAACGAAAGAACCTTTAGGAGCAGTAGTCATGGTAGTAACGTTAACACCATCCCAAGCTATAGCATAGGTTGACTTTGACACCATCCAGAGTTTGTTGATTACAGTCTCAAAGCGCCAGTAGGTAGATGTTGTATGGCCTGAA